CAATTGTCAATTAAGTCAACGACCAGACCCGGCACCAACCACTGCACCCTTTCTGCGCCTGCGTCCAGGCTGCTGCTTCGGCGAGGGGAGGGCGGCTACAGCTTGCTTTGAACCCTTGCTGTTGCCACCGCCGACACCGCCCCCGGCTTGGCGAGCAGGGCAGATGACGCCCTGCTTATCTTGCCGATTGCGGCGTTGAGGCATGCTTTGTACGCCACCAGGTCTTTGGTGACGGGGCTCCCGATTGGCAACTGCAACTCGTGAATTGCGGCTATCATGGGAGCACATGCCTGCTCCACTTTCGCTGGTTGCTCCTTTATGAGCTCGAGAATGGTGGACATGTTTGTCCGAGAGGAAAATACGGTGGTCCACTGCCCCTGCACAGGGTTGCGCATCCACGTCCAAAGTATCCTTATAGGGCGTGGGCTCATCATCCCTGTTCAATGGCGTTAGGGCCCAGGCGTGCGTCATGTCGTCCAGACGTGCAGCAGTATCACGCAGCACCGATAAATCGATGCCGGTACGCGCAGATATACAGCGCCACATTGCCTCCACGTCACGCTCTGCCTGGGGCCAGGATCCTCCAGCTGTTAGCCAGTAAGGCTTCTCACGATCAACGCTTTTCCGCGCTTTTCGGATTTCCTCCCTCTCCGCGCTAGCTCCAACGGTTCGTATGATCATTCGGGCATAGTGCGACGTAACCGGCGTTAAAGCATCGGTCACGAGGTACCCCTCCAAACGATCAACAGCCGCAGTGGCCAGCGGAATCGTAGGGTCTCGACTGGTTAAGTGCAGTTTGCGCCATGTCCTCAACGGATCCTGGAAGGAGGTTGTTGTATTCCAAGGATCAGGGAAAACGCGAGCCAGAAAGCAAACTCCATGATCGGGTTGATAGGCCTCAATCTTTAACGTGAGCCCCAGCTTCGTGGCACACTTGGACCAGCTCTTTGAGAAACGACGGTCAAAAAGCCCATCGTCCCCAAATGCCAATCCCAATAAGAGAAACGCCTCTTCAGGCGTTAATTCAGGGTGCGTCTCTCGAATGGCGCAATACTGCACGAAACCACCAGCTTCAGTATTACAATCACATGTGGTCGGCGACCCACTCTTCACGCCAACTCCAGGATCGTAACTAAAACCAAATCTTTTGGCCCTCGCTGGGCAAGTAATCAGCATGTCAAGGTATTTTACCAGTTCCTTGCGGTAACGAGGGTGGAAATATCGCAGATAACATGCGTTCATCACCCTCCTCTGCAACCAGGCCGAAACGGTTCCATCCAAATTGGAATAGTCCCCCTCGGCAACCTGGTCAATAAGCGAAACATATTCACAAACCTTCTTGGCCAGCTCTGGGGGTGTAAGCCCCGGGCAAAACCAATGCTTGTTATGCTCTGCATGCAGAACCTCATCGCGGAAACTGAGAGTATATGATGATAACTGCAACAAATACCGTGCGTCAGCAAAAGATGAAATAATGCGACCTGGTTTATTGCAGGGTTCATTCTTAAGAAAGCACTCGATCAGTTGTCTCACTGGTGTATCAACAGTCTCCCATACCTGCTTAACCGCCAACACTTGCGATGGTTTATCCAACAGCTCGGCCGTATGCTCCAGAGAATACGGCACGCCCACTCCGGCCTCAGGGACAACGAGGCGAATAAACTCCTCGGCATATCCCTGAAACTTCTTTGGCGGCACCTTATTGTTTCGGACGAACTCAACCCTACGCTCAAGCGAGGTGGACAAAGCCTCCCAACGCTTGATCATGGGCATCATATTGTCATCAGAAACCAAGGGCGGCCCATAGGCGCGCGCGCTCGTCTCCGGCTCATCGGCCTCCACGGCCTCTGGCCAGTGGACTCTAACCGTAGCAGGCCTGGCCAAACGGTATGCGTCTGGAACGTCTGCCAGACCACGCCGATAGTATTGGCCGACCAATGCTAGAACCTGTGGGCTGGTGTACTTCATCCCAATCATGCGACTGGTAACAGACTGTGCGCTTTGTAAGCCCATCAGAATGTCAAAATCCGTCTTCGGCAGCTCAACAGTGGCATCCTCGCCCTCTCTGCCGAAGCTAATCATCAGCTTATTCTCCTTATCTAAATAGACAAGGGAATTCCAACCTGGTCTTGACTTATCTTGGAAATTGATCCTGGAAAGCTCACGCGCATGTATGTCAGAGTGCAACCAACTCACCTGCCAACAAGTGAATTGTGGAATGCACCAAACCAATGCGCGATCGGGGCAATCAACCCACGGTCGTATGTGGTGTATCTTGGTAAATATCATCTTACGAAGCCCTAGGGCAGACAAAATCTTACGCCAGAGTGAATCGAGACGGCGCGGTATAGCGATATGCTCACCAAACCCACACCAATCCCAGATCTCATGGCTCCAATTAGCCCCACCCGAGACTTGGTAAGTAACCCTATTGTCCTTGATGGTGAAAGGACTATCACCATCCATACCCGCAACACGCTGGGGTGAAAACGTGTGAAGTATGATGGGATTTTCGTACCCAAAGACCTCGGAAACATCTCTCACATAATAATCTACGTCTATTCCAACGATGACCTCGCCAGGTACTGGCCGGTCATCACGAAGGCCCAAATGAAGATCACCAACAGCATAATGCTGGTGAACACATCGAACCCCATTGGACGTTTGCGCAGCTGGAGAAATTTCAAACCGATTGTAACCCAGGCCATCAATTGCATCAGATATAAGTACACGAGCAGCATCTCTAACTGCCCCACTAATTGGATGGCCATTGTCCGTCACCCGTCTCTGGAATGTAGTTGGTACGAAGTTCTGAGGGAACCAGTCAACACTCACTTCCTCTCTCGAACAATCTTGGAGAGTTCGTTGTACGACTCTCCCCAGCTTAGATGTAGAAGCCGAGGGATATGGCCCTATTGCCACAATACCCTTGATCTTATCCCGCTGTCTCCACAACAAATATGTGACAGCACAACCGGCGGCAATGACCGCAGTCGATCCCGCGCCCAATGTCACCGATGAAAGATAAGAGTCCGATCTCCACTTCATTACGTTAACGAGGCAAGATTCGTTCACTTCTAAATCCACAGTAGG